CCTAATACCTCCTCAGGTGATAGAATGATAGAGGTAGCATCGTGACCATCCTCGAGAGTCAGCAGCATCTGTCGAACTCTCTTTATCTGACCTAAGTTAGATACACGGGCAGTGAGTCGGACTGTATGGTTATCGACAGTAAACATGGGAATAAGAGAGGTGTGGTACTGATGGGATCAAGAGTACCACACCCCGATAAACCTTATGCGTATCCGAGTTGTTATAGTTATTAAGATTTTGCGGGTAAACCACGCAAGGCTCGAATAGCGTTCTCACTATTCGGCCCGAGTACACCACTCAGTTTTTCCTTGAGCTTATTCCAAGCCTCAGGATTCTCCTTGTGGAATGATTCTATACCATTGACGAGACCAGCAGTCACTATGTAGTATTTATCAGCTCTATCTCTCGCTTCCAGTAGTTTTGGTCGCATTGATTTCCAGGCACCAGCAGCAGCGGTTATAATACCAGCTATAGCAGTGATGACTGGAGTCAATACGGGCCATATAGAAGTAGCAGTGGCCTCGATGGCAGGTACGGCAGCTTCAGCGATATCAGCTGATGTATCTAGCACATCTACCACAACACTCTCTTCAGCTACCTCACTCGTAGGAGAAGACTCTACGGCAGTAGTGACTACTTCCGTGTCGCTGTCCTCAGCCGTCTCGGCAGAGACGTAGCTAAGCATACTGAAAGAGACGAGCAACATGATCGCGATAATACTGCAGAACTTATTCTTAGGCCCAAGCATATAACATCCTTTCAAAAGACCCTAGAAAAGAGACAATTCGATCAGATCAAATATCCAACCTTATCTCATGCGTCTGTCCACTAGAGAATAAACTTGTTCTTATCACCGATGTTCATAGTTTACCTTTCATTAGAAGATTAAATCAGGTATTCCAGGATACTGGAATACTGCTACACGACCATTGAAGTCGTCCACTATCGTACGAAAGGGACAATACGCTAGCTTAGGTACGAATTTCATATAGTAATTGAAGTAGGATCTAGCTATACTGTTCATTAGAGGACGCAATAGTATCTTAGTCAGAGTACTGTACTCCACACTGAGTAAAGTATCTGATGATCTGAGACAGACAGGGAGGTAATGAGATGGTGTATCTAGCAGGACACGTACACCTCTAACATCCTTCTGTACTAAGAATCTAAGAGTCTCACCAGAAGCAGAGTCAACACATAGACTCCGGACATCGGTCTTCTTCCAGTACTTGACGCCTATATCAGCTCTGATCTTCATCTCTCTCACTCAGTATACGCTTCACATCCCTACCTACAGAGATGATTATACCATTGTGATTAGCAGACAGGACCTTACCTATCGAATTCCTGACATCCCATTCTGATGCACCAGCGGAGATCAAGGCATCATACACCTCCTTCTCCATGAGGACCTCAGGACGAAATCGACGGTACAGATTACCCTCTCTCTCAACATACGAAGACATAGCAGGATCTCCAAAGGATTAGATCGTGACACCGATATCTCTCAGGACTGACTTAGTAGCATATAAGAACGAGGGTATATCCTCTGGACTGATATACCCTATATTACCCACTCGGAAATATCTCTTACGCTGCGAACCTGGATAGATCAGAAAGCCTCTACTCTTTAATCCATTGTAGAATTTCTGGAACTGAAAATTCTTATGCTCTGGATACTTGAAGGCGGTGATCACGGGACAGGTCATAACAGTAGGCTTTAAGTACTCTCGCAGACCTAGCTCACGCATACCTTCTCTCAGTGTCGTATTCAGACTACGGTAGTAAGAGTGTAAGTAGCCCAGCCCACCAGCCGATGCTATCTCTGCCAGAGCAGTCTCAAAGGCCAGTATAGATTGGACAGGAGGAGTGAACCTAAACAGACCTGTCTTCTGTAGATGTCGATACTGAGCAGAGAGATCTAATGAGAAACACTCATAAGGCTCTGCAGCCTTTATTAGGGATTCTCTCGCTATCACAAATGCGAATCCAGGTACACCACGCAGGCACTTATTCGGAGAAGAGATCAGATAATCAATACCACACCCCTGGATATCGATTGGAACGGCACCGAAGCTACTCATAGCATCGACCACATAAGTCACACGAGGTGCATACTCCTTGATGATCTCACCTATCTTTTCGATAGGGTTGAGAACACCAGTCGATGTCTCACAATGTACTACGACAACAGATTGAATATCGTCTGATGTCATCAGTGCAGACTCGATATGATCTAGCCCACGAGGACCTATGCTCCTATGAATAGGTAGCCTGATCTTCTCGCGGATACAACCACGAGTAGAATCCATGATATCATATAATCTATCCCCGTACACTCCATTAGATATAAACAGCACTGGCTGTGGGAGAGTCATCAAGACAGATTCCAGAGCGAGAGTACCACTACCTGGCATGAGTACTGCTGTGTACTCTCTGTCACTGACTTCACTGAGACCCAGTAGTCTACGCCTCACAGTAGCTATCACAGAGGCGAATTCAGCATCTCTGTGACCATAGTCCCTCAGCATAGAATTCTTCACTGTGGGAGAAATGTTAACGGGACCAGGTGTCAGCAGTATTCTCATTCTACAGTCTCCTTCGTCACTGACTCTAGCTCTCATCGATCAGATCCTCGAAGGCGGCATTTCCAGGAGGACCACCAGGCCATTCGAACACCTGCTTAGGATCCATCTCTCCATACCCGAGGTACTCATTCAGACTATACCAGGAACCGAAGCAGTGAGCCTTACTCTTAAATCCTTCACCACTACATGCGATCTTCCTACCATTACTAGCATAAATGGTCCACCGATACTCACCTTTACGATCCTGATAAAAGACCACCTTACCTCGTCTCAATCTAGCCACGATTCACCTCGCCTTCCACACAATAAAGCGTTTATACCACCTTCACTAGCTGCCCTTAAGAAGGATACCTCCTCTTCCCAGACTTGATATCACGCAAGGTCCTGAGAGCCCAATCCATAGTCAATGCCTTCCCTTGTAATCGACGTAGATCATCAACCGTGCCCTTCTTTATGAGGATCCTACACCTACAGTTATTTAAGCATCTAGTATATCCTGCCCTAGGGACACAAGGAAGGGTGTATTTAGTGTAAGGACTGTGATCCTTCAGCCAGAGACAAGAGGGACATACTCGATCATCCGACTTCGTAGCCCAGTATATCACAGACAGAGAGGGAGCAGTCAGGACTCGAGAAGAGGTATAAACAGAACGTAAAGTATCGCAGTAGGCCTCTAATCTCTGCTTCACCTTTCCTAGAGACATACCATTACGAACACTATCCAAAAAGGCATTGAAATACTGCATCTCCTGCTTGATAGCGGATCGTATCCAATCCTTCTCCTCCGCTGCTACTAACTTCTCAGTATCTCGACCAAATATCTGATCCGTAGCAGAGAGCTTCTGCGTGATAGTAAAGAGTCGGATATAAGCAGACCTAAGTGTAGCAGAGGCGTCCGTCTTCAATCTCTCAAATCCGATTTTACCGGCCTTATACTCTTGTATGAGTTTAAGTACGTCAGCATACAGGTGCTTACGTATAGTATGGTACATAGCAGAGGCATGACCCTGCCTACTCCTACGTAATTCTGCAAATCGAGGGTCAATCACCAGGTTCTGTGTCACATACATATCACGTACAGTATCAAAGTCCTTGATAGAACCTACTGCCTTGGATTCAGGTAGCTGACCTGTATCCCACATGATAGTCTCATCCATCACTACCAACAATGTCATTCTCCTTAGATACAGTACCTCGAGATTCCTCCCACTTCTGTTTCATATCGAGAAGCTGCTTCTGAGAGGACCTCTGCCACACATCATAGATCGCCTTCCTAGCCATACTGACCTTTATCAGTATTTTAGGCTTCGATACTATACTCTCCCCAGTCAGATTATTCTTCATAGACTTCGCTGGGTAGTACCTAGGATAGATCGTACCGAGTCCAGGCACCTTTACGAAGTCTCCATTAGCTATAGCTTCCAGGAGGCCATCTAGGAATTTATAGAAGAAATCACTGGCTTGCCCGTATGACAGTCCCGAGCTCCTAGCAGCTTTACTTATTATCTGATCCACTCTCAACATTAGCCTCCTTGCTCTCTGGCAATGCTCCATCATTGCGAGTATTCATCCTAGGCATGTACGCACCTATCAAGTCCTGTATACGGGACTTAAACTGAGGGTCACCTAACAGAGTATTGAGTGCTCTCTGATGACGTTCGCTAAGAGATTCACCACCTTCGATGGCTGTGTCCCCTAGGAATCTCTTTACCATACTCGGAGTGAAACCACCTATATCACGCATGATATACTGGAACCAAGCCTCATGATCCAGATCCAGATCAGACCCTAATCTAGCCAGTCTGTCCATCACATTCAATCTGATATCCAGGAGCTCCTGTCTCTGCTGTTCCTCCAAGTAAGACATAGGAACCATAGCCAGACGCAGATCAAAACTGGGCTCTGTGACATCTACCCTGCGATACATGCACTGTATCTGACAGAGTCGATAGACTCCTCTAACAAATGCTCTCTGCAACTTCTTACAACCTCGAGCGAATCGTATATCTTTCTGGACAAGGGAACGGTCGTGTTCAAAGAGACCACCAGACTCGTCGAAACCAAAATAAGCCATAGGGACACGTACATTACCAAAGAACCTCTTAAGGAAATACAGCAGGTCGGCAACATCCTGTGTAGCTGATTCACCGGATGTCCTATCTACCTCATAGATAGGGGTGCCTCCTCTAGTAGGTAAGAAGTAGCTATCCTCTACAGAGAGAGGATTGTAGTCCGTCCTGAGCTTACTCTCTGAAGCACTATACATCAGTTGCGATCGTATGGCTTGTCGAACCTTTTTTACGACACGTAATGCCTCATTAATGGAGGTCTCAGGACCTACTTCCACTTTCCAGACATCACGACCAGGTATCGACCTTAATCTGTACAGTACTGCTTGATCCTCACACATACGTACTCTCTTCCAAGAACTGACAGCAGAGTGCAGTATAGAATCACCTAAAAAAGTATTCCTACTCTGACCTAAGAGTCGGAAGTATAGCAGATCCCAAGGAGCAACCTCTTGACCGTGGACTCTGTAGCCTTTCAGATTTCTCGTGTTCGGATCAAAGATAGGCTCCACTTCCTGAGGATCCTGGTTCTCGAGCTCTACTATAGTACCAGACTCATCCCTTATGATACTCTCACAGCAGACACCAAACTTAGCCATCGTCCTCACTATAGCAAAGGCAGCATCCTCTATACCTATAGAATCAAAGAGCCCCTCTACTAGATTCACGACTCTGCTATCCCCTGAGACTGGCCAAATAGTACGATTACTCATCATATCTGGCTGAGTGGCGTTCTCAGCATACAAGTCTAAAACAGACGAGCATAGATCATCCTCGTCCATCTTCTTGTATGTATCAAACATACCACTCCTATCACTAGCTGCCTCCATCTGCTTTCGATACCAATCGTGCTGCATAGAGCTCGATCTCACAGACGGATCAGCTAAAACAGTAGGATCCAGTATCTCTTTATCCTGCTGAAAAAGTTTCTTAAGTAGAGGTATATTAGTAATATTCACGATTAGGACCTTCCATAAAAAGCTTTGACTAGCGAATCAACATTTGACTGTTCTATGTTTCTGACCCTATGCACTAGACTATCGGGGTCTCCTCGCATATCCTGGTGTGTATCTCGAGACATGAAATCAAAGAGACCTTCTCTAGTACTGATACTGTCCATGCACATCTGAGTAATAGCTGCCACACAATCTGAGACATCTTTGGATCCAGGTATCACATTTCCTCGCTGATCTATCATCTTGGATTTGTGGTCTACCTTACGGGATTTGATATCGTGCTCCAGATTCAGTATCTCAGAAACGAATATAGGATAGTAATAAAGGTGTATCCTAGCATCTGTAAAGGCTTGTCGAAGGTGTATGTAAGGAGTATCCGTTCTATCTACAGAGAGAGTACGCACCTTTAGACCTTGGCTCTCTAATAATTGCAGACTACCTACAGACTGCCACCCATCATAAGAGACCATACCGATCTTATAACCGAACGATCGCAACTGTAAGACAAAATCCGTGATAGCTTGAAAATCGATCTCACCCACTGCAGGTGGATTTAATCTAAGCATGAAGTCGATATAAATATGAGGAATCCACTCTTGGTAAGGAATACCCGAGAGTAGCTGCTGTCTAGACTTCAGGGCATGAGAAACATGACCCATACCTACACCGGCAGAATCACAATTCTTACTGAGATCAATATGTAAGAATCTCAGTGCGTTCTTATTGATCTTTGGAACGTATCCTCCGTGACTGATAGCCAGCATATCCTGTTGTCGGAAATAGTCCCCTATCTTGTACTGGTCTAGATGAGATACTGCGAGCTCTGACTTACTGAATGGATGCTGCCTACGTCTATCACAAGCAGCCAGCACCATCTCACTGTCTCTTATCAGGGGATTCACAGCTTCAGTAGGCCTACCGGCTAGATCTCTAATAGCCTCTCCGAGATTAGCCTCGAAGTCCCGTCTATGTTCGATGGGAACAGTCTCTACCAATGTCACAGGTATACCAGACACATCCTCCTCTTCACTGAGGATCCTGGGACCTCTCGTATGGTCTCCTAAGAACACCCTAAACCTCTCCGTGCCATAGGATGCTGGCTTCACATCCCAAAGAGAGAACTCCGAGACATGGACATTAGAGTCATCCCGATGCTGTCTGATATGACCTTCCAAGAAATCGGCGTGAGATCTCCTAGAGGATATAAGTATGACTAGCCCTGGTACATCGACTCCAAATCTAGATATTACTCTCCTACGACAAGAAGTATAGAGTCGATAAGCTTGTCCTGGAGATCCTCCCTCTGCTCCCCTACTACTATCTCTCATGAAGTTCAACTCATCAAGCATTAGAGAGAACAGATTCTCACCCAGAGCATGGAGATCTTGAGAGCCACTCACTACACTGATATTATTCGGAAAGGAAAGAGAGTGAGCGTATTTAGCATTCTTAGGAAAGTGCAACTTAAAGTAAGGAGAGCTAGACACATACTCTCTAAGATGACCATATCCTACCCTAAAGGCCTTGTCTCTAGTCACACTGTAAACACCTACCACGATCTGACTGTCCTTCATCAGATGGAAATACTGACAAGGATCTACTAGACAGGATAGTTTATACAGCACATATGACAGGGCCAGAGTACCTACAGTATTCTTCCCTATACCTACAGCCCCCGATATGCACCACTCCCTAATATTATTACTGGGATCAAATACTTTCTGCAGTTCCTCTCTCCAAGGAGGATATAACTGCGCACCAAAGGACCCCATATACTCGGGATCATCAATATATTGCATTATATCTACAGGTTTTCTGACAAAATCTTGTGCCAGGAGAGCAGCATACGATTTGCTCTTTCCATGCACTCTAATCTCATCCAGCACTACTGAGACCCACTGCATGCACTCCGGGTCTGTAGCCCCTATAACACCCAGCAGGGATTCCAATTCTGATATCTCACTAGCACTTAAAGAGTTCAGAAAACCCTTATCACCTCGCTTCATCGCGTTTAGTACGGGACTGATCCTCGCTAGCTGAGATCGACTGATTGTCTCCAATACCTTTCCTCTCTGGAAACAGAGCTTGACATATATTATCTATGTGGTAATATATGAGTAGATCAGTGAGGCGCTGATCGACACCACTAGCCGCCCTTGACAGGGCAGAGGAGATCGAGATGACAAAAAACACAATGGCAACAGACACCCGCAATAACACAACGCATCCAGGGAGCGTACGCGTCTGGGTATGGATAAATGACTCACCAGTTTATCTCACGCTACACGACGGAGCCCCCGTCCACCACAGCGACAGTAG